TACCGCCCACTCCTCGCGGAAAACTGCTCGGCGACGTACAAAGAACTCACGGAAATGAGCGTCGACGAGTTGTGGACTCTTAATGCCGCACTGGACATTTACAACGAGAACATGAAGAAAGCCACCGAGAGAAAGGGGTGATGAGATGGCACGCGATACGGAGATTAACGTAGACGTCACCGTCGAGGGCGAATCCGCCCTGTTACGCGCCGACCGCGCCCTGAACGACGTTGAACAGTCCGCTCAAGACGCCGGCAAGGCGATTGATACGACACAACGTGGATTCGCGACGATCGGACAGGAAGCGAGTCAGGCAGGACGTTCGTTCACGAACTTCGGGA